CTTTATCCAGAGATACGGTTATCTCCTCGTCAAATTCTGATAGTAAAGTAGATTTTTCTGCAGGAACAAAAAATGTTTTTTGTACTTATCCTGCATCTAGAGCACCCTCTGCGAGTATGACAGCTTCAACTTATGCTTTTAATCACTCAGCAACTTTGTCTGATGATCAAACAATCAGTAATGCAGTATTAGCAGGGCCAGTTACAGTAACTGGAACTCAAACAATAACAGGAACGGTAGTAGTAGTTTAATGTCAAAGATAGAAGTAAATGAAATAGATGCACAATCAGGCACTACGATTACAGTAGGATCAGCATGTAAATCAGTTGCTGTTCCAGGTAATGTTGTAAAAACAAATGCTGTACAAGCATCTGACGGTGGTAATATTGTTAGTCAGTCTGGCACTACGATTACTTTAGGGGCTAGTGGAGACACAGTTTCACTAGCTAGTGGAGCCTCTCAATCAGGATTTGGTAGAGCAGGTTCTGTGGACTGGCAAACAGGATCTATTAAAACAGGAAATTTTACAGCTGCCGATGGCGAAGGCTATTTTGTGGATACATCTAGCGGAGCTGTAACTGCAAGTTTACCTGCAGGTTCAGCAGGTGCAATAGTTGCATTTGCAGATTACACAAGAACTTTTCAAACAAATGCTTTAACAATCGCACCAAATGGATCAAATAAAATTGGTGGACAAGCTGGAAGTGCAATATTATCTACAGAGGGTCAAGCTGCAACTTTTGTTTTTGTTGATTCAACAGAGGGTTGGATTAATGTTCAGGAAACATCTAACTCAGAAGTAGGAGCAACATTTGTAACTGCAACTGGAGGAACAATTACCACATCTGGTAATGACAAAATTCATACTTTTACAGGACCTGGTACTTTTTGTGTATCTCAAATTTCTAATACCCCTGCAAATAATCAAGTTTCTTATGTAGTGGTAGCAGGTGCTGGTGGTGGGGGTGGATCTGCACAAGGTTTTTATTCTGGTGGTGGAGGTGGAGCAGGAGGATTTAGAGAGGATAAATCTCCTGTAACTCCGTACACAGCGAGTCCTTTAGATGGGGCAGGAGACATATCAGTTACAGCAACAGGTTTTCCAATAACAGTCGGTGCTGGTGGGGGTGGTGGCACTGGGTCTCCAGGCACAGCAGCTCCCCCTATTAGAGGCGGAGGAGGCTCAGGATCAAATTCAACTTTTTCAACGATAACATCCGCAGGTGGTGGAGGTGGTGGTAAATCAGGAAGTGACCCAGCTCCAGTAGGAACTGCTGCCGCTGGTAATGGTGGATCCGGTGGTGGTGGAGGTGGTTATAACGCTCACCCCGCAGGTGCTAGAGGCACAGGAAATACACCTCCTGTAAGTCCACCTCAAGGTTTTAATGGTGGTCAAGGTAATGGTCCAGCTACAGGACGTGGTGGTGGTGGAGGTGGAGCAACTGCAGGCGGAGCAGATGCACCTACTCATGGTGCTCACGATGCTCCTGGAGGAGCAGGAGCTGCAAGTTCTATTACTGCATCACCTGTTACAAGATCAGTAGGTGGAAATGGTGGAGCAAGTGAGAGTAGTGAAGCAGATAATGGAGCCGCTAATACAGGAAACGCTGGGCAGGGAGGAAATAATTGTAGCACTGATGTTGATGGTGGAAGTGGTGGTTCTGGTGTAGTAATAATAAGGTATAAATTTCAATAATTATGACAAGTAAATTAAAAGTAGATAACATAGCAAACCAAAGCGATTCAAACATTGTTAGTAAATGTTCAACAACAATTACAGTTGGAACAGGAAGTGATACAACAAATGTCCCTGGAGCTGCTGTAGTTACAGGTAATGTAACTGGAGCAAATGTAATTGCTTCAAGCAACGTAGTTAAATCAAATGCTTTACAGGCATCTGATGCTGGAAATATAATAAGTCAATCTGGAACTACAATTACTTTAGGAGCTAGTGGTGATACTGTTTCTCTTGCGTCTGGAGCTTCACAGTCAGGGTTTGGAAGAGCAGGAACTGTTGATTGGCAAACGTCAATTAAAACATCAAATTTTGATGCAGTAAGTGGGCAAGGATTTTTTGTAAATTCAGGAAGTGGGGCAATAACTGTTACACTACCATCCTCACCTAGTGCAGGGGATATAGTCTCAATAGCAGATTATGGTTTTAATGCTGCTACAAATAATATTACAATTAATAGAAACTCAGAACCAATAGCAGGATTTTCAGTAAATGGAGTAATATCTGTAAACGGAGCAGCAGCTACGTTAGTATATGCGGATGGAACAAAGGGTTGGATTTCAGTAAATGACAATACTACAGGAGTTGTGTCTCAAGAATATATTGCAGCGACTGGTGGAACAGTAACAACGGTTTGTACAAATTTTAAAGTTCACGTTTTTAATAGTCCAGGAACTTTTTGTGTTTCCAATGCAGGAAATGCAGCTGGTTCAAATACAGTAGATTATTTAGTTATAGCCGGTGGTGGTGGCGGAGGCGGTGGTGAAGCAGGAAATGGAGCTGGCGGCGGTGGCGGCGGCGGTGGAGCTGGTGGTTATCGTTATGCTGCATCTACTTATACAAATCCCACAACAACAGGTATAATGTGTGCAGGATCAGCTTTGCCTGTTACAGCGACAGGTTTTCCAATAACAGTTGGTGGTGGAGGTAGTGGAGTGCCAGGTCACCCTAGTACAGCAGGAACTGGAAATAGAGGAAGTAATTCAGTATTTTCAACAATAACATCAACCGGTGGTGGCGGTGGTGGAGGATGTGGATCTGGTAATACACCAGGTAATATGCCAGGAGGAAATGGCGGTGGCAGAGACGGTGACCACAACGTAACGTCAGGAGCAGGTAATACACCTCCAGTATCACCTCCTCAAGGATTTAAAGGAAGACCACAAGCACCTGATAGAACAGGAGCTGGTGGAGGTGGAGCAGGTGGATCACCAACTGCGTGCACTGCAGGAGCCACAGGAGGTGCAGGAGATACAAACGCAATAACAGGATCAGGAGTTGCTAGAGATGGTGGTGGCAGCGGAGGATCAGGTGGTGGACCAAGACCATCAAATGCTGGTGGCCCAGGTGGCGGAGGAAACGGCGGTGCAGCAGCGTCTGCGGGATCTGCTTCTTGTGCAGGTGGCATGACTTCAGGAACATCTAACACTGGAGGCGGTGGTGGTGGAAAAGGTGCTGGAGGAACAGGTGTAGCTGGTAGTGGAGGCTCAGGTGTGGTAATAATAAGATATAAGTTTCAAGGTTAATTATGAGTGAAGTAAAAGTAAATAAAATAACACCAAGAACAGATTGTGGAACAACACAATTAGGAGATAGTGGAGACACGGTCACAGTTACTGGTGATTTAAGATCAAACAGTTTAAAAGCGTCTGATGGTGGAGTAATTATTAGTCAATCAGGAACTACAATAACTGTAGGAGCATCAGGAGATACAGTATCATTAGCAAGTGGTGCATCTCAAACAGGATTTGGTAGAACAGGAACTGTAGATTGGCAAACAGGAAGTATCAAAACATCAGACTTTAGTGCTGTTGATGGTCAAGGATTTTTTGTTGATACAAATGGAAGGTGAAGGAATAACTTTAGTTTATATTGACTCAACAGTTGGTTGGAGATCAATTCAAGACAATGTTTTTGCTGATGAAAGTGGAAGTTTTATAACAGCTACTGGTGGTACTATAACTAATTGTGGTTCTTGTAGAATTCACACTTTTACAAGTCCAGGCACATTTTGTGTATCTGCAATTTCAGGCACACCAGCTAATAATCAAGTTTCATACATAGTAGTCGCTGGTGGCGGCGGTGGTGGTGTTGGAGATTTTGCTCCATCTGTTACAGCAAGAGCCGGTGGCGGTGGTGGAGCTGGTGGATTTAGAGAAGACAAAAGTCCAGTAACGCCCTATACAGCGAGTCCTTTAGATGGTGCAGGAGATATATCAGTCACAGCAACAGGCTTTCCAATAACAGTAGGTGGTGGCGGTGCAGCAGGAGTTTTTTCTCCTGCCATAGATAGTGGCTCAAGTGGGTCAAATTCAGTTTTTTCAACGATTACATCAACAGGTGGTGGTGGAGGTGAATCTGCACATAAAGCATCTGCCCCTGGCGGTGGAAAAACAGGTGGTTCAGGTGGTGGAGGATCAGCAGGTGGTGTAAATGCAAATGGTCAAGGAGGAAATGGAAACACACCTCCAGTCAGTCCAGCACAAGGCACTAATGGTGGAGGGGCAGGTAATACAGGTCCTAATAATGGAGCCTCTGGCGGTGGTGGAGCATCTGCAGCAGGAGAAACATATACTAGTCCTTTCGGTAACGATGGCGGTGCTGGTGGAGCAGGAGTAGCAAGTTCAATATCAGGTTCTTCAGTTACAAGATCTGGCGGTGGTG